GATTAATAACACGAATTTTCAACTATTAGCCATAATAATTTTGTGTAAAGGGTTTATCACCCATTGAAAATGCGAAAGGGACTTTTAACATATCAAGTCCATCGAAATTCGGAAATTGAATGTGCTCTATCTGTTCACGGAGAACAAACTTAAACAAGCGTTTTAATCCTTTTGTTAGAGGGAGGATCCTTCCCTTGATGATAGGATATCGTGACAAGTAGTCGCGAAAAAACTGACAATATTGATCATCATTGCAACCACCAAGTAGGTAGTATGCGAACACACGTGCAGCAGACTGTTCGAGATATTCGATATCTCGTTCGGCGTAAAGGACAAGTTTGAACCAATCATCTGTAGGTCGATGAAAGCGGTATCCTTCACATTGATAACCGAGGAATTTGCGGTCACACTGTTGATGTGCGATTCTCAATTTTTCTTTTTTTAACGTTAAGCCGAAGGCAAGCCATGCAGCCCAACTGATTTTCTGTGCGTCAAGTTTTCCACGACCAAGAGGAACAAGGAACGAACTGTCGTCGCCCAGAAATCGGAATCTTTTACCATTCCAACCAAAGTATATGTCAAGTGTTGTTGTAGCTAGGAAATTGACCATCGTACCGATGCATTGAGTAAAAAAGCTACCACTTGGTATGCCATGAGATTTCGTGTAAACGGAACCATCTGGTAACATAACCTTAGTGTATTTGAAATAACGGCGTATAAATTCTCTGATTTCTTTGTTCTTATCAGACATCTTCTGTCCACCAAAGACAGCTACACCATTATGTTGTGTATATTCGTCGTCGAAACTATCAAATAGTACATCGAACGAATCATCGATTAGAAAGTTGGCAGCGTGAGTATCGAACTGCGTCCAATCGAGGGTTACTTCCACGGCCTGGTCTTCACCACTGATGCCGGACATCAAGTGTTGTGCTAGTTTTTGCATTGAACCGGGTCCAAAATGGACTTGAGGAACCTCTTTTTCTAAGAATTCATAGTACGGTAGGGCGTACTTTCCTTCAAGGATCAGTATCTCGAAAGGGTAAACCCAAACGGGACGTGATTTTGGTTCTTCGACATCTGAGAGATGTCCACGGAGTGCTAGTTTGCAGGGGGGAATGTAAACATGTTTTTTTGCGGATATGAAGTGTGCTAGGTAGCTAGCTATGTCGTAAGCTTCTTCAACAACTTCTGATTTCTTCTTTCCAGGGAAAGAGAATCCAGCAGAGGAATCTAAGCCCATAGTGTCGCACACGTTTGGAACAGATCGCCTGTGTAAGCGTTCTCGGGGGGTAAAGACATGCCTAAGACGTAGTTTGGCTTTTTCATAGGCTTCACGGAACTGGATTGGCATTGATGCCTTTCTTTTATCATGCTGGGAGAAATTAGTGAATGTATTTAAGGCTTCAAGTAAGCTGCCTTTTTTAGTATATCCATCAACTTCAGCATATTTTTGGGGGTTCCATAATTTCATGGCTTTCCGAACGAAGGGATCGGTGTTCATGCGTGTTTCTTCAATATTATATTTGTAAGACCAAGGATAGTGTTTCCGCGTGAGTCCTGGCTTGTGTTTCAACTGATTGTGGTAATTGGTGTAAAAATCGGTGTCGATAACTTTTGTATGTAAGTAAATGGAGTCTGAAACTGTCTCG